CTACACGGCTTCGACGACGGCGTGGCAACGATCTTTATGAGTGGCGCTTGTAGCGGATGCGCGATGTCGACCGCGACTCTGAAGATGGGTATCGAGAACATGCTGACATACTACGTTAAAGAGGTGACGAGCGTTCAAGGTGTCGACGATCCGAACTCAACGGTCGACCCCTACTACTTATGAAACAGATACTCAAACAAGATAACAGATCGGTCGTCACGCGAGACGGAGATAAGGTCATAAAGACTTTTGGTGTTCCAAGACCTGAGTTCAGTAGCAGGCACAACTGGTTATTTCATTACGAGTCTTTTTATAACATGTACGGCGGAGTCGTTCGAGTGCACGAGGCTAACGAGAATCGCATGGTGATGGACTACGTAGACGGATCACCACTCGAAGAACTGTGGTGGAGAGAGCGCAAGCTCGCGCATGGTTTAGCTTACAAGGCTTTCGCCGCCATATTGCAGAACTTATCTAATATGGCTGACTACTCGAGCAATCTTGAAAAAGTATGGTTTCATAACGACGCAGGATCTCACAATCACGTCTACTCCGACGGAGAGTTCGTTCTTATCGATCCTGACTCGTTCAAGATGGTAAAAAATCCGTATCCCGGAGCTTTCGTGTCTCCTCTTCATCCATTGCATAACATACTCACGACATTGTTCATAATGCATGAAAGAAATTATAATGAACATGTTAAGTGAAAACTTTTAAAAAAGTGAAAAAAACAGTGTACATCTAAGAAAAACTATGGTATAATAATATCATAAAATTAAAAAGGGAGTTTATTTTATGTCTTATTTCACTGTTAATACCGAACGCGAGGCCATCATCGGCTACGCTAACGCTCACCCAAAGACCATCAAGTACTTCGAGTTCGACGGCCTCAAGGGCTTCATCGCCTTCGATCTGTTCTGCACAGAGAATCCAGAGTTTCTTTTCGATCTTTGCTGCGCTCACCTTGATAAGACCAAGGGCATCAACGGCAAGGGCGAGGACTGGCCGCCTCTTCCGGAGATGGCGTAATGGCTCATAAGTCCGAAGAGATCAATACTCGCAAGCATCCCTTCGTCGGTGTCGTATGGCCCGTCGAGGGATCAAAGGGAAACCAGTACGAGGTCAGAATGTACGACAGCGGTTTCGATTGTAGCTGTATCGCTTTTCGAAAGTGTAAGCATATTAAAAGCGTCGAGGATAAAATTTTAGGAAGGAATATACGATGAAATTAAAGTTTGCAAGGTGTCATTTTACTGACGATTACGTTAAGGTCATATCCTATATGGGTATGGGTAACTATCAGGTGGAATATCCGGACGGTGAGATGCAATCGGCACACGAGTCGACTCTTGATTTCGACGGTGCCATTGAGGTTTCCTTTCCAACTTGGAGTAAGAAGTGAAAATTTTTTTTAAAAAAAGTGAAAAAAAGCCTTTACATTTAAGAGAAAATAGTGTATAATATTCTTATAAGATTAAAAAGGGAGTTTATTTTATGAAAACATTTATCGCATTCTTTCTAATTTTAGCCGCGATCATGGTAGTCGGTAAGATTGAAGATCCATGTACGACCGAGGGTCTAGCACCTGGTTGTATCGAAACTAATTCTAATAGCCAATAAGGAGGATATATTATGGCACACGAAGTTGAAACTATGGCTTACGCGGGGGAAGTTCCTTGGCACGGTCTTGGAGTACCAGTATCAAACGATCTGACTCCAGCTCAAATGATGAAGAAAGCTGGCTTAGACTGGACAGTCGAGCAGATTGATTCATACGTTCAGGTAGGTGACAAGAAAGTTCCTACAGGAATGAAAGCTTTGGTAAGAAGCTCAGACAATAAGGTTCTTACTAACATCGGTCAGGTCTGGAATCCTGTCCAAAACGAAGATGCATTTAACTTCTTCAGCGAGTATGTCATGAAAGGTGACATGGAAATGCATACAGCGGGTTCGCTCAAAGGCGGTCAGCTCGTATGGGCTTTGGCTAAAGTCAAAGAGTCATTTGATCTTTTTGGTGGTGACACTATCGAGTCATACTTACTCTTTTCTAATCCTCACAAGTACGGTTTCTCAATCGACGTGAGGTTTACTCCAATCAGAGTCGTTTGTAACAACACTCTTTCATTATCTCTTCAAGGTAAGACTGAGAGATCAGTTAAAGTCGGTCACAGAACAGAGTTCAACGCCGATGAAGTGAAGAAAGCTTTAGGTATCGCTTCCTCAAAGCTTCACGAGTACAAAGAAATGGCTCAGTTTCTTGGCTCAAAGAGATATAATATCGATAAGCTTATCGAGTATTATAACACAGTCTTTCCAAGAACCGCTGACAAGCGTGTTCAAAATCAAGAGTTATCTGTTGAGACTCTATCTAAGAACGCAAAGGCTGCATTCGATGCTATCGAGCAACAGCCTGGTGCAAAGTATGCCGAAGGTTCTTGGTGGCAGGCTTTTAACTCAGTGACTTACGTTACTGATCACGTTCAAGGCAGAAATGCTGACAACAGATTGTACTCTTCATGGTTTGGTGGTAACCAAGTCAGAAAGAGAGACGCTCTTAAGACTGCATTAGAATTTGCGGATGCAGCCTAATGACTGACGGTCCTTTAAAAGCGGCTTTTGATCTCCTAGACAGTGACGGTGTCCTGTCTAGAGAGCTCACAACATATAGAAAACGTAACGGCATGCTTGTAAAAGAAGTCGTTACAAGAACTTACACAGATATAGATTATATCGACGGTACAGTAACAATCCCAATTTGTAAAGTGGAAGGAGATCAATAATGGGTATCATAGCATTAGTACTAGGCATGTTCAGCATGGACACGCAAGAGTTTAGAGAGACTGCAAACAAGCAGATGAAAGAAGGTTACGAATGGGTTTATGTTGGTAAGACTAAACCGTCAGGCGTTCCTGCTATCACCATGAAATCAAATGGTGAAGAATATATATTATGGAAGCTAAAGTAATGACCGAGAGAACGAAAGATTTTATATGGTGGGGTGGAATCGCGTTAGCGTTCTGTCTCATCATTTCAAATAAGGTCGATGCGGCTGAAGTTCGAGATCATTACAAGAACGTTATAAATCAAAAACCATACACGGTTGAGGTTTGTAGAGATAAAGTCGTATCAGGCGACAAGACTGGTGACGCTCTCGCCGGAGCTATCATCGGTGGTATTTTAGGCAATAACATTAAAGGAGAAAAAGATGGTGGTGCAATCGGAGCACTTATTGGTGGCATGCTTGGTCATTCAAATAGTAGCGCTAGTGGAAGTGTTAAGACATACTGCAGCAATGAAACGCGTTATAAGGAAGAGTCTCGAACAATCTACTCTCATTCGACAATCACTTTCGAGTATGAGGGAAGATCTTACACAGTTAGGTTCAAAAAATGAGCAGAAATAAACACAGACCTGAAATGATTGCGGCATGGGCCAGAGAGAATGGCATTCGTGGATTTGAACATTATGATCCCTTATATAGAGAGAATGAAAAAAGAAAATCTTCTCAAAGGAAAAGGTTTAACAAAAGTGTAACATTCAAGAGGCGCGGTCGATAATACATAATAATATGAACAAATTAATTAAGAAGGTGTGTAAGATGGATCTAGGTAACCCCGTAATGACTGCTCTTGTCGGACTTGTAGTTTTTTATATAGGTCTTAAAATGTTTTCAGGTGGAATGAAATCCATGGGAAACTTAGAACACTTAAACTTCTTTTTAGGTAATCCGATTTATATGTTCATAGGTGGAATTGTTATGACATTGCTCTGGCAATCTTCATCGTTATCTACCACTGCAATCATAGCTCTCGTTGCGAGTGGTGCTCTCCCTTTACCAGCAGCCATAGCAGCAGTTCTTGGAGCAAACATAGGAACTACTGGTACGATATGGCTCGCAGGTTTCTTTGTATCAGACGGCATGCCGAAAGGCGATACTCTACGAATAGCATTAGCACACAGTGGCGCAAACTTATTTATGGCGGTAATGCTACTACCATGGGTACATCACATAGCAAGATTCTTAAATAAATTTTAAATAACTCTTTGTTTAATTAATGCGGCTTCGGCCGCTTTTTTTGTGTACAAACCATTATAAATAGTGTATAATAATATTATAGTGGAAAGAGATGTCGAAGTTCAGATTTACACCAGCCAGTTTAGAATGGATAAAAAGTAAACTACCATACGGTAGAGTACTTAAATTGACAGGTTCTGATTTTGAAGGATTAAATAGTTTGAAATATAAGTTTGAGATACAAGAATTATATATGAGAAAATATATTAAACTAAACGGTAAAAACATATTTGAAAGAGCTTTAAAACAAAATCAGTTTGGATTATCAGAAGCAAAAGCTTACAATAATTTAGTGAGAGAGATAAAGAGCGTTCTTCCTATAGATCAATATAAAGAAATAGTTCAGAATAAATTTGAAAGTTTTGGACCTGGCGAGGTGCTCATATATCTTTTGCATGATAAAGTTCATTTAGCTGGTGGTACTGAAGATGGGGATGTTAGGATTGGCACAAAAAAATATGAAGTTAAGGCTGTAAAATTTTATGATAAAAATTTTGTCGAAGGATTTAGAATAGGTACAGGCGTAGATAAAGTAGAACAAGATAAACAGAAAAAAATATCTAAAAAAGCTGTACAAAAAAATAACGAAACAATAACGTCAAATACAATTATAACAAAATTAGTTAATTTACAAAAAGATAAATTAGGAATTAATACACCTGAAAGCGTTAATAAAGGAACTATCGATAAACTAAAAAGTGGAGATGGACTTGGTGAGTTTACTAAAATAGAAAAAGAATTTCAAGCGTTAACCGTAAAAAATTATTTTGGAAAGTTTCCATTTATTTTTGTAGGTTCAAAAGATACAGGAAATAGAATGGGTGAGATAATATATTACGCTGACAATATCAGAGAAGAAGATGTTACAATATACAACTACTCAGGAAAGAATTTAAAGCCATTAATAAAAATTAGAAGTGGAGGCAGACTGTGAGATTTAAAAAATTTTATACCATATTAGAAGATATGGAACTCAAAGATCTGGACGGTGACTTTGTAAAAAATGCTTTAAGACTAAAAGCCTTTACTCTTAAATCGCAGGATCTTAAAACAACTAAATATAAAAAAGAAATACAGTTTGTCGTACGATCAACTTGGTTTCCAAACTTTGATTTAAAAGATACTATTAAGGGTACAAAGTTTTCAAAGGATGCACATAACAAACTTCTTGCCAAGTTAAAAAAAGAAGATGCAAAAAATGCAGAAAGTTTAGTTCACTATCCAATGTCTGGCATTGGACCTGGTGAGTTTATGTTTTACTTTATGTATGATGAAGCATCAATCGGTGGTGGTGCGTCAAAAGGTATAGACGTTAGTTTAGGTAACAACGGTGCTGAATTAAAAAGTATAAGCGTGTCTAAAAGTGATAAAGGTGAGATACCTAAAGGTTATGTTTCTGGTTTCTTTATGGGCGGAGCAGAAGATACATCAAAACTGGCAAATAAGTTTGCAACAGAATTTGGAAAGATTGGAATAAAGTCAGGTGGCGCTGGTGGAGGTTTAGAATTTGGTCGTAAGAAACTTAAAGTTTTAAAAGAAAAAGAACCAGCAATTTATAAAAGACTTGAAAATGAGTTTAAACAAATCGCATCAAGATACTTTTCTAAACACACAGTTATTTTTATTAATAACGCAAAGAAAGATGCTACATACGGTGAGATACTGCATGTTGGTCCAGTAAACGCAAGAGACGTTATTATAGATACAATAACACAAAGCTCAATCAAACCGGCGGTTAAAATTTAATGAACTTTATAGAATTTATATCAGAACAAAAAAATACTCATATGACGCATATTGAAGACAAAGTTCTTTATGGTGGCGTCAATGGCACAAGACAAGCGATACTTGCTTTAAGATCTTTACGAGACATGGTAGGAGGAGTTAAAGATGGAAACGTCAGCGTTAAATGGGACGGAGCTCCAGCTATTTTTTGCGGTAACGATCCTCGTGATGGTAAATTTTTTGTTGCTAAAAAAGGGATATTCAACAAATCTCCAAAAGTATACAAGACTGATTCTGACATTGATGCTGATACTAGCGGTGATCTCAATCTAAAATTAAAAGCAGCATTAAAGTATTTACCAAACATTGGTATCAAAGGCGTGATACAAGGTGACTTCTTATTTGGACCAAGTGATCTTAAAACAAAAAAAATAAAAGGTAAACCTTATCTTACGTTTCACCCTAATACAATTGTTTATGCTATACCAACTGGCACTGAAGCTGCAAAGAAAGCAAAGGCCGCTAAGATTGGTATTGTATGGCATACGACTTACAAAGGTACTGATTTTGAAAATATGAAAGCTTCTTACGGAGTTGATACTTCAAAGTTTAGATCTAAGGATGTATGGTCACAAGACGCTATGTTAAGAGACATGACTCAGTTTACCATGAGTAAAAAAGATACGGAGGAAGTCAATGCGCATCTTAGTAACTGTGGCAGGATTTTTAATAAAATTTCTGGTAATACCTTACGTGCTCTCGAAGGTAACAGAAAGATTGCTGAAACTATTGAAACATTTAATAATACTTTTGTACGAAAAGGCGAAGTCATTGGTAATACCAAGACCCACGTTGAAAAACTAATAAGATACATACAGCAAAAGTTTCAGAAAGAGATAGACAAAAGAAAGACAGAAAAAGGCAAAGCAGGACAACAAAAAAAGCTTGATGAATTCTTAAAATTCTTTTCACCTCAAAATAAAATGAGTTTACAAATGATGTTTGAATTACAAAAATCTATTATTCTAGCGAAATTAAAAATTATAAATATACTTAATAGATTAAATAGCGCGCAAACCTTTTTAAAGACTAAGAACGGTTATCAGACTACAGGACAAGAAGGTTACGTTGCTATTGATAAGCTTGGTGGTGATGCAGTGAAAATTGTGGACCGTATGGAATTTTCATACGCAAACTTTTCACCAGAAATTATAAAGGGATGGGATAAACCAGGGAGGAACTGATGCCCCAAATGAAATCTTTTTTCGACTTAGTCAACGAACTATCTATGAAGTCGGATAAAAAACTTCCTAATTTAAAAGTGCCGGTTAAAGGTAAAAAAGGCGTAAGTAAATTCATGCGTAAGAAAGCTGCCGCGACAGCCAAAGACGATATAAACGCTGGGTTTAAGACTGACGCTAATCGTAAGGCAGCATTTGCAAAGATGAATGATGCGGTGCAAAGTGCTGATAGAAAACCAGAAAAATATTTAAAGCCAGATGGTAAAGTCGGTATTAGAATGGTCAAGACTGATAAGGAAGTTATTAAGAAAGAACAAATGCAAGTTTTTAGAATCGGTCATAAGACTATGGGCGGAAATGTTCATGCCAAAGATCCTCAATCTGCAATGGCGCAGTTAAGAAAGAAAGGCGTCAAAGGTGATATTAAATTAACACACAGAGGTTCTGTAAAGTCAATGCCTAAAGCAAAAAAAGTAGAACAAACTGAAGCTTCAGTTCTTAAACCTACCAAGCCTACAGACATAATCAAACACGCTAAAACTCTTGCAAAGAATCCAAGAGACTATATGATGAATAAGAAAAAGTATTTAGATAAAGCTCGTGCTAAAGTATTTAGAATGTATCCAAGAGAAGAAGTTGAACTTGATGAAAAAAAAGACCCTAATGAAAAACTGCAAATTCCAGTACCACGTGGTTTAACAAAAGATGAAAAGAACAAGTTGAAATTTTCTAAGTTTGATGTAACGCAATATAGTGAACCTAATAGTCGTGGAATACAAGTTCCTTTTTATATAGGAAGAAGAAAAAATATACAAAAAATGGTTCTTGATGTGATGTCTAAGGCAAGAGCAAAAAAGGTGTTTTTCTATGGTGTTGGAGCAACTTTATTTGAAGCTATCAATCATGATGACGCGCATCGTGATGCTCAAACACACTCAGATGGAAGTATGAGTGTCAAAAAAATTCCAAGTATGATTAAAAAACCAGGTGATAAACATTTACACTTACATATGAAGAGTTACCATAAAGAGAAAGACGGACAAGACTTTGCAAAGAAACACGGTTATAAAGTTAAAAATTATGTCAAGACTCCGTCAGGAACTAGAATGGATATTCATAAAGAAATGGTTGATCCTATGGATTTAAGAGGCAGACCTAAGAAACCAGATCCAAATCCAGAATCACCTTATGGTATTAAGCATCCATTGCATCCAGCCAACATCGCAAAGAAGAAAGCAAAAGAAGCTGAAAAAGCTAAGAAAGAAGAAGTAGATGTTGATGAAGCTTTAAACTTAGCACAAAGAATGAAACGTTCTCGACTTATGAAACGTATGAAAGCAAGAATCAAGAT